AGTCCTACTATGATGCTGTGCGAGGGGTGAATATTTCCGAGCATGTCACTGCAGCGAACTTTGTTGTGGATTACTTCTGCAAGGACATTGACACGGCGCGCAGGGCCACGCACCTCATCCCCATGAGCGAGAATGATCTGCATGAAAGGTATCGCAGGGGGATTTTCCTGCAGCTAGAGGATACAACTCCAGAGCAGCTCCTGGAAACGAACCTTCTGCGAGAGTCTGCTGATGATATTGAGGGTATCCACCGGTCTGTGGTGGAACCCAGCGGAATGCATGACGTGCTGGAGCAGCATTGCTGGCTGGACTTGGACGGTGATGGGTATGAGGAGCCGTATATCGTCAGTGTACATGCCACGAGTGGGCAAGTGCTGCGAGTTGTTGCTAGGTACACTGATACTGGTGATGTGCACAGGGTGAATGATCTGGAGGTGGCAAAGCTGGAGCAAGCGAGCTTTCGTACGCAGGATATGGCTGAGAAGAGTAAGCTGGAGAAGGCGGCGCACAAACTCCAACAGGCCGCAGACAACCACATCGTGAGGATTGACCCGACACTGTACTTTACACGGTACTTGTTCATCCCAAGCCCTGACGGTGGGGTGTATGGGTTGGGCTTGGGGTCACTGCTGGGGCCGATGAATGAGAGTGTGAACACACTGGTGAACCAACTGTTGGATGCCGGGACGATGGCAGTAACAGCTGGGGGCTTCTTGGGCAGGGGTGTGAAGCTCAAAGGAGGGCAGACTACGTTTGACCCCTTTGAATGGAAGCCGGTGGACTCCAGTGGCAATGACCTGCGCCAAAACATCTTTCCGCTGCCTGTGCGGGAGCCGTCAGCGGTACTTCTCCAGCTTCTGGGGATGCTTGTGCAGTACAGTGAGAAGCTTTCTGGGGCCACAGATATCATGACAGGGGTATCGCCGGGGCAGAATACTCCTGCTGAGACCTCCCGCAATACCGTGGAGCAGGGCATGATGCTCTTCAGTGGGATTTACAGTCGGATGCACCGGAGCTTCACATCGGAGATCAGAAAGCTGTATGAGTTGAATCGGATTTACCTGCCAACTTCGGGGAGGTTTTTCGAACTGACAGAGAGTGAAAATGCCCTGCTGGCCCCGGATGACTACAATGCGAATAAGTTTAGGATTTATCCGGCAGCAGGGGCAGAGGCAGTGAGCCAAACGCAGCAACGGGCAAAGGCTGCAATGTTGTTGCAACTGGCTGACACGCACCCAGGGTTCGACAAGTATCAGGTTATGGTGAACTTCCTGGAAGTTCATGACTTCGAGAATGTGGATGGGGTGTATCCTGATCCCAACGGGCCGAAGGCAGTGCCTGCGCCAGTCAATCCGAAGGTGGAACTGGAGAAAGCAAAGCAGGCGCTCGAGGCACAGAAGCATCAAGATGAGATGCAGTTGGCAATTGCGGAGATGCAAGGGGCACTGAAACTCAATGAAGCCAAGATTGCAGAGCTGCAAGCGAAGGCAACGAAGGAGCTGTCGGAGGCGCAGGGGGTTGACACAGGGCACCAGATAGCACTGATTGAAGCACAGATTGGAGCTGAAAAGGTGCATCATGATTCGATGGCCAAGGCTCTGGGGATTTTGCAGAAGCATGTGGAGATGCAGCAAAAGGCAGCAGAGCAGCAACAAGGAGCGGGACAGCAACAGCAGCAAGCAGCACCAACAATCGCGGCACCAGCAGCAGCCGCTTAACTAGCCAACGGAGTTATACCCTATGCAACTGAATGACCAAGACAGGTATGAATGGGCACACCATCCAGTAACTCAAGAGTTCATGAAGAAACTCCAGGACAGTCTGGAAGAGGCGAAGGATGCCTGGGCTGCGGAGCAATTCGTAGCAGCAACTCCAGAACTCTCCATGCAGTACAATGCAACTGCGCTCGGTGGCGTGAGGGTGTTGAAAGAGTTACTGGATCAATTTGAGACAATGAAGTTATTTCAGGGAGGGGTCGGAGAATGAAAACAAATGCGAACTATGCAGAACTGCTTGGGACGAAGGAAGCCCTCACAGGGAGGCCAGCGGCCTACACCCCAGGGTGGCGCGCAGCGAAAGGCCCTGCGGAAGGTAATACGTCAGGCTTCAGCGCGACTGGCCACCGTGTGCTTCTCCTTGGCCCACAGGCAGAAGAGGTTACAGCAAGTGGCCTTATCCTGTCGAGAAAAACTGTTGATGAGAATAAAGCGACTGCGGTTCTGGCAAGGGTAGTAGAAATTGGGCCTGATGCCTGGAGTGATAAGAGTACGGACTTTGCTCAGGTGGGAGATGTGGTGCTCATTGGGCAGTATGTGGGAAAGTTCCACAAGAGTGAGCTGGATGGCCTGGAATATCGCTTTGTGAGTGATTTGGATATAATCTCCAGAGTGAATTGGCCAAAGGAACTGACTGGGCTGTAGCAAGGAGTTTTTCACACGGATTACAACAGAGTAATCCGCACAAGAAACTCAAATTATACTGAATAAAAGGATACAATCATGCCAGGTGAACAAAACGTAGCAAGTGCAGCAAGTGCGCCAGATGCCGCAAGCATTGAAGCGGAGCTGGAAGGTCTTATTGCACAGAAGGAACTGGGGGAGGGAGAAGCCGAAGGCGGTGATGCCACTGCTAGTGCCCCTGATCCTGTTGAAGCGGCTGAGATCGCCGAAGCCTCTCGCAAAGGCTGGGTGCCCAAGGACAAGTACAAAGGCGATCCCAGCAGTTGGGTAGATGCAAAGACCTTCAATGAGCGTGGGGAACGGTTTGTTAAGACTCTGCAAGCAGACATTGCAGCCCTAAAGGCCCAGCTCGCTTCTTTCGAGGGCACAAAGGCAGCGTTTGTCAAGTTTCACGAAGAGGCGCTCGCTGCGAAGGATGCAGAGATCAAGGCCACCATTGCTGCAATGCGTGTGCAGCGGTCGCAGGCAGTCCGAGAAGGGGACGATGATCTTGCGGTACAGCTGGAAGACCGGATTGATGCCCTCAAGGCACAGCAGCAGGAAGCTAAGGCGATTCCAGCGACTGCCCCTGTTGCTCCCACGGCTCCTACGCCCAGCCCCGTCCTCACTGAATGGATTGCAGATGGAAATCAGTGGTTTGAAGATGAACCAACTCTGCGCGCCTATGCTATTGCACTTGGTGATGACATGGTAAAAAATGGCGAAACAGCTAAAGGTCGCAAATTTTTAGACATGATTTCAGCGAGAATGGCTGAGGAGTTCCCCAGGCGCTTCGCCGCAAAGGCAGCTCCCAATCCTCACACAGTTGAAGGCGCTGCAAATGCCTCCAGCTCAAGCAATGGTAAGACAGAACGTGATCTGCCCCTCGCAGACCTGAAATTGATGAAGCAATTTGTCAAAGAAGGTTGGATGACCAAGGAGAAGTTTCTCCAAAGTTACTGGGCACGGAACAAGTAAGCCGCGCAAGCGCAAGCGCAAGCGCAAGCAATAGTCACCGCAGGCAGCGTCTGCATCCACATAACACAAGCAGGAGATTCACATGGCAGAAGTAACAGGGACAGTGCAAAGGGGAGTTGGAGTAGAAAGTGCCGCAACGCGGGATGCAGCGCGTGTGCAGGCTGCCCGTGAGCGTGCTGGAAACTTTGGCGGCCCCCAACTCAAACTCGCAGTCAACGGCTCGGTAGCAGGTCATCACTTGTTCTGGGTCAATGACGACGAAGGTTCACTGGAAACCCACTTGTACCAGGGATTCAGCTTTGTGGAGCCTGGTGAAGTTGGCATGGCGTCCCTGGGAATTGTGGCTGATAGTGATCTTTCTAATCGGTTGAGCCGCTATGTGGGTAAACGTGCTGATGGCAGTCCAATGCGGGCGTATCTGCTGAAATGCCCGGATGATCTCTGGGAACTTCGGGAAGCCTCTCGGCACAAGCAAGCAGATGCATGGGAAGCTGATATCCTCCGTGGGCATAAAACTCCCGGAATGGGGCGTTATACTCCGAAGGGCACCAGTACCTCCATCAATCCTCACTATGAGCAGCAGGTTGGTGACGACCAGTAAGCTCTAATATTCACACTTCAGGAGATTCTTAAATGGCAAACGTAAACAGCCCTCGCGGCTTTGTTCCAGTCCGCTACCTCGATGGTTCGGCATGGAATGGTGCTACGAATATATACTACATTCCAGCCACTGACAATACGAACCAGTACAACGTCGGTGACCCTGTTAAATCTGCGGCAGGCGCTGACGCAAACGGTATCCCGCAGGTGACGAAGGCGCTCGGCACTGACACTGTTCGCGGTGTTATTGTCGGGGTGCTGGCATCGAATCCGAATGGTCAAAGTCTGGTGGGTACGACCTTGGACTTGGCTACGCAGAACATTCCAGTCGCAAAAGCTCGTGACTACTATGTGCTGGTAGCTGATGACTCTTCCATTGTGTTTGAACTCCAGGACGACGGCCTGAACACACTCACCGCCACCAGTGCCAACAAGAACGCCAGCTTTACTGTGACGAATCCTACGGCGCCTCAGCAAAACTCTGCAAGTGTGCTGAACACTGCCAGCGTGGCTACCACCAGTACGTTGAACTTGAAACTGTTTGGCCTGGCCCAGAAGCCTAATAACGCCTTTGGCGCATATGCTGTCTGGAACGTTATATTCAACATGCATGAACTGCGTGGTGCTGTTGCCGGCGTGTAATCGCCTCCCAGCGCGCTTCTGCCTTTCAATTCATTAAAAGGAAATCAAAATGGCTGGAATTATCAACACGGGTAGCTACCCAAAGGCACTCTGGGAAGGCGTAAAAGCCTGGTGGGACAGTGCCGCTGCCGGCACACCTCAGTACGCTCCGCTGCTGTTCAAGAAGGAAACCAGTACCAAGAACTACGAAGAGTATGTGCAGTCTGTCGGCCTTGGCCTGGCGACCGTCAAGCCAGAAGGCTCCCCAATCTCCTTCGACGGGATGCAACAAGGCTTTGTGGTTCGCGGCACTAACGTGGCATTTGGCCTGGGTATTATCGTCACTTACGAGGAACTGCAGGATAACCTCTATGTGAAGCTGACCAAAGGCCGTGTTGAGGCCCTGCGCCGTGCATTTGCAGAGACCAAAAACATCAATGCGACCAACATCTTCAATCGCGCGTTCAATGCCAGTTACAAAGGTGGCGATGGTGTGAGCTTGCTGAACACCGCTCACCCGAACTTCTCCTCTGGCACTTGGGCTAACAAGCTGTCTGTGGACTCGCAATTGTCGCAGGCGGCCATCGAGGACATGCTGATCCTCATGATGCAGGCCAAGAATGATCGTGGGTACATCGAGCCGCTGATGGGGGATAAACTGGTTGTTCACCCGAACAACTACTTCAACGCTGAACGCATCCTCGGCACTCCGAAGCAAGTCGGCAGCAATAACAACGACATCAACCCCATCAACACCCAGGGGCTGTTGCGCGGTGGTATTGTCAGCAACCCGTACCTCACTGGAACTGGCCCGTGGTTCATCACTACCAATGCGGCGGAAGGTCTGATCCATCAGGAACGTGAAGCTCTCAGCATCTGGGAAGATAACGATGCTGATACTCGCAACTTCAAGGTTGGCGCGTATGAACGCTACACGTTTATCTGGGTCAATCCTCGCGGCCTGTATGGTAGCAATGCCAGCTAACCAGTTTGGATGACTTGATGCAATTATTTGCGCGGATTAC